TTTTTTAGGGGGAAAAGCAAATCAGGTACGTAAACCATCTCACATAGTGGACTATGATTAAAATCACATCGCCTAGGAAAATTTTTAGAGGGGAGCAGTTTTACATCATACTCAGGATGATCTTTCCAGGAATACCCGCAAGGACTTTCGCCACTTTATTTTTTAGCGGGGCTTATCAGGAAAGAAACTTAGTAAGTCTTTACCATAGCAAATCTTGTTTGATTATTTGCCAAGCGTAGCATTACCTTAGTTACATTACGAGTTTGTGGAACAAACTTCTCAATGCGACCTGTAACGCCTGTTTTGCTTGTTGTGAATAAATCACCAATTTGGTAAGTGTATCCGCCTAATGTCATTTGTTTTGCCTTTCTGTCTATTGGGTTTTGTGTTGAGCAGTTTTATCTCATGCTCAGGAGAGTGAATTACAAGTATCGGGCGATAGCGTTGTAAGTAGAAGTAGAAACTACTTCCTCATCTGTCATCTTGAGAATACGAATTGCGTTTTCGATTTCCTCAATCATTTCCTTGTATTGCCACTCATGGAAAGACTCAAAATCTTTCTCAGGTTCAGCAGGAAGGTCAATCGTTCCCTTTGGCAAATCAAAATCTACATTTACCATGCCGTTGTAGCGTGTGCTTGCTCGTAGATTTTCTGCCTTAGAGATTTGAGAAAGTGCTAACTTAGCGACTTCCTTGTTCCACTTATCTTGTGCCTTTGAGAACTTCTCCTCATTTACTTTCTGATTAGCCTTATCCTTTTGGAGTTGTGCTAACTTTGTTTCTAAAGCCTTGATAACTTTAGTTGTAGCAATCTTTACGCTAATTGCTTTTTGTCCTCTTGCCATTTGTTTATTTCCTTTCTTATGGGTTTGGGTCTATCTAAGTCTAACATTTTTTCTGTTAGAAATCAAGTTGAGCCTTTTTAGTAGTCATGCTCAGGACTTTTCCTGTTTATTTAGTTAGGAATTACTTAGCCGTCCAAGTTGTCCAGCGAGGTGTGCCATTTACATCAAGTTTTACACGAACTGTTGAGCCGTCCTTGTTTGGCTTGATTTCTGTAATTGTGCCTGTGACCTTTGACTTCTGAGAAGTGTATAGGTCGCCTACCTTGTAAGTTGCGGTTGCTACTGACATTGTTTTTCTCCTTTGTTTTGGTTATGTTATTATTATGACATTTATTTCTTGCCGTGTCAAGTTATTTTTGACATTTTCTCACATTTTGAGATTTCTCTCATGTGATTTGGGTCACTTTAGAGGGGGGTAGAACAGTATCCCTAAAAAGATAGCCCATAAGATTAGTAATAGTACGTTCATTTATCACTTTTTCTTTGCGCTAAAGACTATGTCAGCCTTGTTGCTAACACATAGATTACATTTTACACAAGCAGACCCATTTTTGTCAATTAGGGGAATAGCCTTTTTATTCTCAGGGCACTTAGCACCCACCTTGCCTATCATCTCTTTTAGATCTGCCTGCCCAATTGCGAAGGTATCGGCAAGGTATGCTAAACGAATACCCTTTTCCTTATTTAGACTAATAGCAATCTCTTTGTTATCTTTATCTGTCGAATAGTATAGGCTAAGATTATCAATACCCTTGAGCATGTCAGCAGCAGAGGCTACACGAGTATAGACCCAGAACTTTATGTCAGGATTATTTAGAATAACATGCTTCCATGCAAACGCATAGTCATCACTAAAGAAATCTCCGTCCCAGTGGATACGGAATAGCATAGGAGCGTCTTTCTTTTCACAATCTTTTCTAAAGTCTGCAATCATGTCCATGAGCAATGCTTCCATAGTGTCATGGTCAGCGTCTTTTAGTAATTCCCAGTTATGAAGTAGGACAGCCTTTACGCCTTTGTAGATTCTTTCAAGTTTTCCTGCGTAGCAAACGCTCTCACAAGTGTTAGTGGCACCAGGGCACGAGAAAGCCTTTCCAGCAGGCAATCCAAAAGTGTTGGCAATTGTTGGGGTTTTTCCGTTGGGTGAGACAGCATTAGTTACCTTCCTATCCATGCTACGTTTTAGTTTCATGGGTTCCTTTCTTTATTTTTATTATAACATTTTTATTTTGATAAGTCAAATTTTTTGTGTTTAACTTTACGGGAGTAGGCTTTTTTGTTCCTTAATGGAGTGGCAGCGTTAGATCTGCGTAATTCCATAAGTCTGCGTAATTCCTCAGCCGTTTTTTTCATCATGTAATAATCTTATCATAAAAATAACAAAAATGCAAATGTCCGAATTGTCCGAATCGCCCTAGGCGGTTTTTAGAAATTTTCTATATACAATTTAAAAGTATCATCTTCACTTACATCAACAAAATCTTTTTCGCCAAAATTATTTTCTATAGCAAGATTAAATCCATAGTGAAGTGGTGCAATTGCAAGTACTTTTACAATCTCTCCACCGATACCAATTAGATCTCCAACTTCTAACTGGTCGGCGTTGAGAACATCAACATTAGTAAAATCTTCTTCCATACGAATTATTGTATCAGACATTTACCATACCATTAGCATAGAAAGTTTTAGTATAACTTAGTCCTGCTGGGTCAATGATAGTATAACGAGCATACGCCTTAGCATCTCCACTATCTCTACACATTGACCAAACCTGTGCGGCATCAGTGAAATCATTTATTCTGTGAGTAGAATAAATCTCTCCGTCATACTCAGTAGTTAGTAGGTAGTTATAGTCCATTTTAGTATTCCTCTCGTTCAATAAGCCAAGCATTTAGGTGGTGGGCTTCAATAATAGCGTGTGCTGGTGCTGAAGTCAAACCCTTCCACAATACGCCTTCAGGTAGTGGAATGTCCAAGTCCCATAGCCCTGCGTCATTTACTGCGTCAATAGCCTCAATACATGGCTGAACCATGATTTTAGGTACGGGCGGGTAGTGATTAGACTGTAAGTGTATTCCTATCTGACTTTCAATGTCTAAGGCAATACCCAAATCTCCAATAGTAACCAAGTCATTAGCAAAATTGCTTCCCATTTATGCCACCGCTCCTTCTTGTCCAACTCCGTCACACAATACAACATCAAACACATCAAACTTTACCAAATCGCTATCAGGTAATTGGAATAAAACCTTGTTTAGGTTGAACACCGCTTCTATGTCTGTTTCTGCCTCAGTAATAAAACTAATCAAAACATTCTTTTTCATTATTTAGCCTCCATACTCATTAGCAACTCAGGCTCACTTAGTAAGCCGTTGTCCCAAATTACATCTCCGTCATTATCCAATAATAACTCATAAGGATTACATTCGCAAACTTCGCAGTCAAAGTCCTCGCCTTGTCCCCAATACAAATTACCCTTACCTTCGCAAACATTACAATTCTGTATTGCTCTTAGTGCGTATTCTAATTTATCCATTTATCTGTCCTTTCTTTATAAATAAATCCTATCATGTCGGGCTGACATTTTCAACCCGACACGCTCCCTACCATGAAGAATTATAGGAAAAGGACAAATCGGACAATTGGGGCAGGGCAAAAACCCTATCCAATTGAGTAATAGTATTCTTTAAGTCTTGCCAATACCATTCGTCAATGTCTGTCCCACCAAAGAAAAATCCATCTTGTGGTGGCAATAGATTAGGGTCACGATTATCCAATGCCTTTTGGCATAAGTCACGCAATTCCTTTAATTTATCTTGTGATACATAGTATTCACCGCAGTTATCATTACCGCCTTGAACATTCTTTACAAACCAAGCATGAACCTGATTAGCCTTGCGCCAATACGCACAAGTTACCTCTACTGTTGCTCCATAAATATCTGTTGCGACATTAGATAATTGTGTTAATTCCAATAAGTCGTTAAACTTAGGATACACGGCTTCAGGTGAGTTATAACTTAATTCATCATTAGCCTGTAGTGCTTGCCAATTAATTTTGGCAAAGTGCTTTTTAGCACTAAGATACATATCTAAACCCATTTGAGTTTCCTTTCTTTATTCTTACTCCGTAAGTCTATCATTTTCTACTGACAAAATCAAAACGACACGCCGTAAAACTCTGGGTGTGTTTTTAATCACATCATAAATGACCTGTGGATAACTTGGTCTGACCTGTGGAAAACGGCCTAGGCTGCCTAGAAAAAATTTGAGCAGTTTTCAATCTTGCTCAGGATCACAATTTACTTTTGCAAATCGTTTTTTATTTCTTGCCAATCTTCTTTTAGCATTGGCCACGCTGCTCTTGCTAAAATTACAACGCTACAAAATAAAAACAATTGAACAAGTGTTGTTAGAAATCTGCTCATGCGTTTATAAATCCTAACTCATCAACACCGCAAGCCTTTTCAAATCTTGCTCTGTCAAATCTTTCGTTATCACTTTGAAAAAATTGTATAAATTCCTCCACCATGTCCTCAAAAACTTGGTGATGAATTTCTCCACTAAAACCTCTTAGAATGTTTGAAACTTCTACATAGTCTTTTCGTGTCATCATTAGTTGTTTTCTCCTAACATGATGAATGCATGAGTTCCGCCCTCATTTACTCGGTCTAATTCTGCTTGAATTTCCTCAAGTGTATAAGTGTTTAGTGTTAGTAGGTCCTCAACGGCTTGTGCATTTACTGTTTCAAATACGCCTGCTGGTAGAGTCTGAATCTGACTTAGGAATGGTGAATCAGAGTGAATGCGTGAAATAAAGTTGATACCTTTTGCGGTGAATGGGAAATCTGTATACGTTGTGTTAGTCATTGTTAGTTTTTACCTTTCGTGTTTGTTGTTACTACAATTTTAGCGATTTTCTCTAAGTTTGTCAATTGTTGCGCTTTACGCTGTGCCTCTACATAGGCCTTGAATTCATCTAATTTCATTAGTCATTAGTCCTAACTGCTAAATAGCGATAAGTATCTTTTAGGTTTAGTGGTGCTGAGTAGTGAGGTCGCACCTGAACACGATAACTTTCGGTATCTGTTCCATACCATACATCAGCCTTTTCGGCTGAGATGATTTCACCCTTTAGAGTTTTTGAGTGATAGGTCTTTCCTACAAGTAGGCTTTCGATAGTATAAACATTTGCTGACATAAGTTGTCACCTTTCTTTAGTTTCTAATAATTCTATTATTTCATTTTTTTGTCTAAAAGTCAATTCGACACGCCGTTGTGTCTGTGTGATTTACATCACTTGTGGATACACTCTGACTCGATTTCGTGTCCGAATTCCTCTACTAATTCCTCGTAGATTTCGTCTGAATAGTCTAAATAGTCTGACATAGTTTTACCTTTCTTTATTTTCTTACTCTGTAAGTTTAGCATAGAAATCTCAAAAAAGCAAATCGACACGCCGTGTTTTGGGGAAATAATAATGTGACCTTAAACACATTAGTTATCCACAGCCTGTGGACGACACGCTAGGTAGATCGCCTAGAAAATTTTTTGGAGGGGAAGTCCAAAAAACTTTTTTATTTATTCTTTTTCAATTTCATCTAATAGTTCCCAAAGTATTGGTTCTAATTCTTTAGAAACTAAATCTAATTTTTCTTGAAGTGTTTTCATTTTATTTTTCTCCTCTAATCGTTCCGCTAATTGCTAACAAATCACATTCTAATTTTAGTGATGTGCTTTTTTCTAATTGTGCGGGTAGCGCAGAAATAAAACTACGCACCTGCTCGGCAGAGTAAAATGGTAAATGCTTAGTATTACCATTGTATGAAGTAAGTGTCACTTTTATCATTAGTCAATTTCCTCAATTTCTGCGACATAGACATCGCTTCTGTTTATTCCTGTTTTTAGTTTATAGTCAAAGACATCTATCGCATCATCATAGTTATCTGCCTCAACAGTTATGAAAGTGTCAAAAGAATAGTATGGCATTATTTAGCCCCCTTGTATAGGTAGTCCCAAGCCTTACGGCACATCAAAATGCTTTCGCAATTATCACAACAGATAGACCCGTGAGGGTTTAGGTTGATGTCATAGACATCTACAAATGTATGTGTTTCTCCACATACTGAGTCAAGCCGTAGTAAGGTACTCATTTATTGAGTGCCTCCTTTCCATAGGTATTTACAAAATCAGGTAGTGCCATTACACCCTTGTAGTCCCTACAACGGGGGCAAAATCTATCCCACCCGTCCATGAGAACAATACAAAAAGCGCAAATGTTATCTGTCACGCAAAAGTTATTTTCGATTAGAAAGTCAATAGTATCGCTCACTTAGATACCTTCCAATCTGTCCACATAGGCAAACGCTCAGGGTCAGTATCGTTATACCAACGCTCAATGTTCTGCTCACAATTTTGGCAGAAAGTAAATTGCTCATCACCGATTTCGGAGATAGCAGATTTCATAGGGTTATGCTCAACGCATTTTGTTATTGTTAGTGTAGTCATTTTATGACCTACCTTTCTTTAGCGGATTTCTTTACCGCTTGTTTTTCTTTATACTGTAATTGTAGCAGGGGGGTCTGACAAATTGAGGGGTATAAATGGGGTAAATCGGACATTGTGAGATACATCACATGAGACGTACATCACATTAGTTATCCACACATGAATGGTCAGACCTGTGGATAACTTTTCCTAGGTGAATGTCCGTTTTGTCCTATTTGGTTTGTGGTGTAAATCACACACGACACGCCGATGAAACCCTTGACTTTTGGCGGTATCTATGATAGTATTCCCTTATACAAATAAATAAAGGACACAAGGCTAATGAGCCTAAGCAAATAAGTGTGATACAAATCACAATGAGCCTTAGCAAATAAGTAGCCAAAATGTCAGACCCCTACTATAGAATAGTATTATCAAGTAAAGAAAGAAGGTTGCTAATGTCAGCAAATCTATACAGTATCGAAAGCCTCCTTATTGGAAAGGCTTACCGCTCAAGAACCCTTGAGGGTATTATCCAAGACGCAGAAAAGTCTGATGTCTGGTACGATAACGCAGAAGCGTATCGTGTTCGTGTTCGTCCTACTAATTCGTTTAGTGATACCTATCGCATTGTTGCGGTGAAGGTTGGTGAGTAAATGATAAACTCAGTACTAACAATAGATTGCGATACATGCTCAGGCAGAGGGCACATCTTTTATGGTGATAACGAGGATTACGCCATTGAACCATGCGAGTGCGTGTTATAGTGGCAGGGTATAGCGCAGAACAACTACGCAGAAAAGCACACTTAGATAACGGTGGCACTATTGCTAACTACGATAGAAGCCACTACACAAAATACGGTATTACAATGGATAAAGAGGTAGAAAATGATACAAGTAAAACTAACAACAGTAACGGGTGAAAGCAAGACTATCCCGTTTTACAATAGAGAAGCGGTAGATAAGTTTGTCAGTTTCTTTCCAACACAATTGACGGAGGGGGTTGCTGTATGTATTGACGCACCCCTTGTAGGAATACACAATGGGTGGGTAGTAGGCAAGAAGCCAAGGCATGAGTTAGAATAAGCAAAATGTAAACAAAAGATCGTGGGCAAATATGTGCTCACTATTATTTTGTTATTATTGTATTTATTTTCCGTATCATACACTTTAGCAAAATATTCAGATTTTAGGCTATTTGGGTTTTACAAAATTTTTCAGATTTCGACGGGATAGGGTATAATATTCTTATGGGAATCTTAGATAATCTAGAAAACGCCTGGGATGATGACTTTGAATTTGAATCCAAGACTGTAGCAGAGACAGACGCTATGGGAAGAGAGAAGTTCTGGGAAGACTTAGGAAGACCCGAAAACGATGGTTTGGCATTGCAGATGTTTAAAGAGCAATGCTGTGATCAATGCTCCTGTGGTTCAAAATAAAAGGGGGGTATAATATAGCCATGACACAAGAAACAACAGAGTTGCAACTATGCTGCGCTACATGCACATGTACAAATTCGCATCAGTCAACTCCACCTGCACCTTCAGACGATGCACAGCCTGAAGTAAATGTACAAGAATCTTAATAAAAAATGAGGGGGGTCATAAAATGACACTAAAATCTATATACGACATTGAGTTGAATTCAGCAGAAGGCGATTCTGGTTTTCTAAATCAATATAAAGGCAAAGTAACCATGGTCGTTAACACAACAGTTGGTTGTGGAAATGCAAATCAAATGGAAGTATTACAAATGCTTCAGGATAAATACCAAAGCCAAGGTTTTGAAATTATTGCAATCCCTACAAACGATTACTGTGGTCCAGGAATTACAAAGGGCAAGTGGTCAGAAGGAATTACTTGTGGTGCAGACTCACAAGCATACGGTAAAGATGTTTACGGAACTACATTTGGATTTTCAGAAATGGTAGGATCTATTCCTCATGACAAGGTTAGCGAAACTCCTGGCATCAATGGACTAGGAAAAGAAAATCTTCCTCCTCATGAACTATACTTGACAATTAGAGATCATCAAAGAACTCTTAAAGAGAAAAACAAAATTGAAAATACACCAACAGAGTCACAAGACTACTACTCACATTGGCTTAACTTAGGTTTTGACAATGGAGATTGGATGGGCGGTAACTTTGAAAAGTATTTAGTTGACAAAGATGGTTATGTTGCAAAACACTATCAGTGCACAACTCTTAACTATGATATCGAAGCAACACTAAAGGCAAACCAACCTACTGCTGGAATGGGACTTGGAAGATCACAAAAGATTTTCGAAGAAGAGTTCGCAGTTGTTTGCCAACATATCGAAGAACTACTTGCTGGTGCAAAGGCTGCAATCAACCCAAGCGTTGAAGCAGAATTACAGAAGTTATCTTCTTCACAATCAATCTCACTAGCGTAAATAAAATAATACTCCAGTAGCATATAACTATTGGAGTATTTTTTATTTTTTAAAACAATAGATTAGGCAACAACGCCATTAGTCTTTAGTTTATCGTAAATGTTACCAAACATAAAGATTAATGTTGGCTGGCTTTGTGAAATTTGTGCTTCTGCATCTGACTCACTAATCCCAGCCTGCTTGCACAACTCTCTATTGTCAGCATTCATGCTATCAAGCATTAACTTAATAACTTCTTCCTTATTCATCTCTCACCACTTTCCTATAGGACATTTTGCGCTTCTTAGTGTTGTCTTAAGTTTCATAAAACAACCACACTTCTTACATTTTACCATACGACGATTAAAGTGTTCGCACGTATTGCATATTTCAAGGCGGGACTCAATTAAATCTCTATCGCTTCTTGGCTGAGAAGGATCAAACAAATCACTAAACTTAACATCGTCTCCCATATATCTATTCTATCACAGCCAAGTGCTATAATCAATATATGAAGGAAATAACAACCATCTATTGGTCATCATCGCTTAGAAACCCATCTAGCCCCGATGAATGGTATCTCAAAGAGCCTGAGCCAGTTAAGAATTATTTTACTAAAAATATACCAGAAAACAAAGATGACGGGGATATGGGGTTTTTCGGATGTCCAGCCTCTGGTGCTTATCTAAAAAACCTTTTTACCTTCAAAGCCAATAAGTCCGATAAATGTGTTTGGCCTGCGGGGTATTTAAAATCTATCGCACATAGAGGCGTAGGAGAATTAGACAATTACGGCAATAACGTTACTATACGACAATCTCGTAAACCAGCCATAAACGGATATATAGATCTTATCTATGACGTTAACTATGTTATGTTTGCCGATAAGCCATTAACTATTAGAATGTCGACTCCTAACTACCCTCCATCTTCCCCGTCAAAAAATGCTATGTTTATTAGCGGAGAGTTTGACATTGGTAGATGGTATCGTCCTGCTGTGTTAAATTGGTTTGTACCTGTCGACAATACTGAGTTTACAATTAATGAAGGTGATGACTTATTTTATTTCCAAGCATTGACAGATAACAAAATAGTTTTCCAAAAGTTTATGATGACAGACGAAATTAGAGAAATGGCTCAGTCATTTTTAAGGTCAATTAAAAGAGATGGTCCAGGATTAAGTCTTGAAGAACGTTACGAAATAGCAGAAGGCAGAGATAGCCAAAACCAGATATTAGAGGAAATTCGGAAAAACATCATAATAGAATAACCTCGCATGTATTTGCTGCGTTAGCAGCATAGAGGATGCGTATTATCTCTGTCGCCGATGTTAAAAATTTCGAACTGAAGTGCCACCCGCCGAACTCAGTTTTATTTTTTTAAAAACACCGTGTTATAATTTTCCTGTTATGTTCGCTACGGAAGGCACAGCCTTATTACTCGAAATTATAATTGGTGTGTTTACCATTTTGTCTGGTATCGCCCTTTCAATCAAGTGGCTCGTAAAACATTATTTTGCTGAAATAAAAGCAGAGTTCAAACCAAATAGCGGATCGAGTATGAAGGACGCTATCACTAGATTAGAATCAGACGTGTCACATCTTAAAGATCATATGCTAAAAGAAGAAGTTGAGCAAAACAACATGCAGAAAAAACTTGATCATATGTATGAAATTCTTTTAGATTTTGTAGCAAAGAATAACAAGTAATTCTCTTTATATATTATATATAAGTAATAAGTATCTCTGAGGGAAAGTCCCCCCCTCCCCCCATAGATTTTTTGTTACATCTAATGGTGGAAGTGAAGATAGTATCTCTAGTGCAAAGTCCCCACAAACCCTATATATACTATACCATAAAACTTTTTCGGCTCTATACTAGAGACTTTATTTCATCGTCGCTTAACTTAACTATTTCTTTTAGGTAATCTTTATAATTCATGACATTGCCATAATAATTTATTTTATTATTACCAAACAAACAGTCAAGCATTTTATAGTTATTTCCATGCCTTGCAGCATTAAAAAATGGATTGTAATCTTTTAGTGCCTCTTGAGAAAAAATACTATGTACATCAATATTATCAATATCACGTATAGTTTCATCTATTATATTTTTTAAACTTCTAGACCCCATAGGGGCAGCAAACATTGCATTATTTATATGATCATTTTTGTTTGGCTTGTTATCTTTAGGCTCTGTAATAAGGCAGTTGGTATTTTTGTCTTGTAGCATATACTCTAGAGGCATATAGCAAAATGTGTCCATATCTGCGTATACACCGCCAAACTCATAGACCACAGCAACCCTCCATATATCTGCCTGATACATGCCATATGTTTTTTCATATACTTTGTATAACTCTGGATATCTGCTTTTTATAAAAGCCTCACGTTCATTATGGTCTACGTATCTATGATCCCATTCTGGATTTAGCATTTCCCAACTGGCAATACATTTTTTAAAGTTGTTTGGTAGGTCATCATACCTATAATTGTGTGTTTGCCAAATAATTTTTTCAATCACATGTATATTATAAGCCCCTAATGTCCGTTTTGCACCAATATGATATACTTTTAATTGCTTGCCCCTTGATCTGTCTCTCATACCCACCGATCTTGGGGCAGGTCCATATTTCATGGTATAATCTTTCTATTATGGCTAACTTATGCTCTCCCGAAATTTTTGGTGCTGACCCAGTCTCACTTCAATGGAGAGTTATTCGTGGAGACACAGCAACATTAAGAGTAGAGTTTAAAGAAGACGATGAGGCTTCATCTTACAATACAGAAGGATGGATTTATCGCTGTACAGCATATGATCAATCTGGAAATGTTTTGGATGCTTTAGATTGTGAGCCAGGAGAAGGATTTGTAGATATTACTGCTCATGCTTCAGTTACTAAGAACTGGGGAAGTGGTTATAAGGCTACCGTCGCAGAATTGCCTTTTGATGTGCAAGTGATGATTCCAGAAGAAATAGAAGATGTTGTTTGGACACCAGTTGTTGGAACAATTTATGTTATAGGTGACGTAACACCAGGAGGTACTTTATAATGGCAGTTATTAAGATTGTCCCTATGCCAGGTGCAAAGGGCGACAAAGGAGATCCTGGATTAACGGGTCCACAAGGTCCAGCAGGAGATACATATTTTGTTTTAACAGATATGCCTTCATCATCATTAGGCAAGATCGGAGATAAGGCTGGATATATTGCTTACTCATCAGATCATCTTTATTTTTGCATAGAAGATTACGAAGATGGAAATGTTCACATTTGGAAAAGAATTTCTTGGGAAAGTTCTATCTGGTAAAAGGAGAAAATAATGGCACAACATTCTATAGTAGCACTAACAAACTCAACACCAGTAAGACTTACTCCAAACGGTAAGCACGGGGGAATGGACATAACACTCCAAAACGTAAACGAGACTGGATATATTTATATTGGTGGTAGTGACACAGTTTCTTCAACCAACTATGGTTTTAGAATTATGCCAAACCACTCAATATCTTTTGAACTTCCAAGCGCTGATGCATTATATGCAATTGGCTCAACAACAATGAACTT